GCCAGCAATTTGGTCGAACAAACAAGCCTTCTCAATAATCTGTTCAACACCGTAGCTCTTACCAACACCAGGAGGGCCGCTAACAATCATAGCACGGATGTCGCCGTTAGTAGCGGCCTTAGTCATTTCGTCAAGGATTTCGAAACGTTCGCGAATACGTTCAATAACTTCTTCGTCGGTTTCTACAGGAGCCGCATGAGTAGCAGGTGCGACTGCAACATTAGCAGGAATGTCTTCACCAGACACAAATTCGTAAGCACCGGGACCGTCAACTTTGATACGGATTTGCTCAGGAAAGCCGGGGAAAGTACCACCATTCATAACTGTAACATACCCACCTTTGGCAGTGGTTTTATATTGCTCAACGAGTTGGAAAACAAGACCGCTAGCATCGGTTGTACGATAAGCACCGGTTTTAATACGAATGAATGACTGGGACATTTTTCTAGCTCCGTGTTATTAGTTTCAATACATGTATTGTACTGCATTTACCTTTTTCGGTCAACCGCCAGAAAAATAGGGCAAAAAGTGTTGTTTTTACGCAACACTTTTGTACCCTAAAAAGTAGTACTTTTTAAGTATTACTTTCGCTTGTGCTTTGTGCGGCAATCACTGCCTTAACAGCGGCTTCCACAGCGGCCTTAAGCATCTCGGCAGTAACGCCTTCTGCACCGGCTTCTTGCACAGGAGCCTTAAATGCGTCTGCGGCTTCCTTGTTGATTTCGTCAATCACTTCGTAGCGGCAAGCACGGCCCTTAGTAGCGTGATAGTCGGCTGGAATGCTAACAACGTCACGTGGGTTGATTTTAACCACTACAGTACGGCTGTCTTGTCCACCAAAGTGGTTCAAGTATTCCAGACTGCAGAAGTGCAAACCAGTTGAGCAAGTACGGTCCTTGTTGTCGTCAACTTCGTTACGTTCCATTTCAACAACCTTACCAACACTATTGTCCATAGTGCCAGAGTGGATGTCCAAGTAGTCGTTACGAACTTTCTTGTACGCCAAGAAGCAACCGTCTGCGGTAATTGGCAAGTTACCCTTTTCCAAGAAGCCATACAGTTCATCAACTGCTCGCTTGCTTGGGTTTTGCATCAAGTTTTCCATGAAGTTAACCATTGGTTCAACAGGGAACCCTTCTTGATACATCTCAATGAACTTACCAGCTAGGTAGTTGTGGAACTCGCGGTCTTTCCAGTACAACTTTTCGCCTTGGATACCAACGTTACCTTTACCGTAGCTCAGAATAACCTTTTTAGGTTCAACGAGTTCTTGTACTGTGTCCCAATCGTCAGTCTTAATTGCTTCCTTAATCTTCTCGTAAGAGATATGAGTGGAAGTAATAGTGTGACTATTAGTGCCAATAACAACGGTAATATTTTTACCTTGGATCAGATATGGAAATGCCATCTTATTCACCTTTTACAAAATCGTAAGTCTTTTCAAAAATTGGACCATCACAAATATATAGCTCGCCGTCGATGCCCTTCATTAAAAAGTCACCGGGCTTACCTTGTTTGTAATTGCCCTCGAGTGTATTAACACGGAACTCCTCGTTAATACGTTTAGCATGGACCACAATGGGACGTTTAACGCAAGGGTCCATACCTTCTACTTGCTCAAACGTATCAAACGTTTTCATTAAATGCCTTTCTTTGCATCAATCAAGTTAACATACTCTGCGATTGCCAAGTAGTCGATGTCATAGTCCCGAACATTGTTCAACAGCGGGTAGCGAGCTTTAATTTCTGCATAATCGCCTTGAACGCTGAGCAAGAGTGTTTCGACATCCACAGTACCTTTGTACCCTTTTGACAAACGATTGAAACTATCTCGATTGAAATCCACACTTGCAAAATCCTTGAATTCGCTCACAAACTTAACGAACGGGCTAGTAGAAGGAACATTTTCTGCAACAACGCTATTATAGCGGAATTGCTTTTTCAAGTCAAGATCCTTGCACAAGAGTTTACGCAAATTAGTAACGCTAACATTACCAAAAGCCTTAACCAAATGGTCCTGGATGTTAACCCAATTCTTTTGGCCGGCGACCCAGGCATGGTCAGTTTTACGTACACCGTAAATTTCGATATTATGCAATCCAATACCTGCGTTCTTGATGTCGTTGTAGAAACGCTTAACATCGCCGACGTGAGTACCGTTGCTAATAACTTCGAAACCTTTCAATGGCAGGTAGTAGTAAGTTTTGGTAGAATCAAATTGATCACCTTTACCAGCATCCTTCCACACCATTTCACGTTCACGATAGTAACCGCCGTAACCACGCTCACCCAACTTCATGATAGTAACGTTGGCGCCCAACGAGTTACCAGAATCCTTGCGTGGCTTGTCTTGCAAGGCGCTTGCCAGCAACACGTTATCAGTAGGAGGATTACGCAAACTAGCAAAGAACTCTTTAGTCTTCATGGGTTTGGTTTTATCAAACGCACTCAGAACCAACACTTGATCTTCGCGGTAATAACGGTTATTGGTATCCTTACGAACAGGAGAGCCACCATTCTTCCAGTGGAACTTAGCACGTTCCAGAGCACCAACCTTAGTATCGTTAATTACAAAGAACACACGTTCGCCAATTGGGATAGTCCAGGCTTGCTTGTATTCAACTGTAGGGCCTTTCTTGTATGAAACAGAATGGGACTTCAACGAACTGCAAACGTTACTACCAGAGCTTTTAGAAAAGCCCAAGATGGAAATGTTAAACTCTTTGGCCATCATAGCCACAGGGTGTTTAAAATCCTTTGTACGAACGTAAGCATTAGCATCAACCAATTTAAACTTGGTGTCGGCAACATACTTGCTCACAGCAGGACGCCACAGATAAGTGTCGCCTTTCTTAACCAAGAACAACGCACGGTCCCAATTGTTACCGATTGCATTAGCTTCTTGTGCCAGAACGTCAGTCAATTTGTTGTTAAGTTCAGCGAGCTTACTCTTAATAGACTCGATGGTTTGCGGAATGTAAGACAAACCTTCACGGCTAGCTTGGAAGTCCAACTCACCGATTGCAAAGTGCATTTCCAAGCCACAGTTCAGCAACGAAGCCAATGCACCCAAATTTGACTCCGGATTGGGGATGTCAATTGGATATGCAATATTGCCCATAATTGCACGACTAGTGCGGGTGTCCTTGTAACTGTGAACTCCGGGAATGATGTTCTCAGATTCGTATTCGACATTCTTAAATTCAAAGTCAGGACCTGACACTACAGGACGCAAACCAAAATAAGTGTAAACTGTACGAGCTTCGCTACGGAACTTCTCAAAGTCGTAACGTTCTTCAACTGCAAACTTAATTTCAACGCCTGCTGGGTCTGTGCTATCTTCCTCTGCCATCAATGCAATGCTAGGCACACCTGCTTCGTTAATAAAGGCAGTATAAACACCCTTACGACCATCTTTGATAGCGGTTACTGTGAAATTGTCCGTGTAAGAAAATGGTGACTTTGAGCCAAGACCAAGAGCACCAATGAAATCATTGCTATTAGTTTTAGTGGACTCAAAATAAGTCGTATAAATGTTCGTAACTTGTTCATGATTCAAACCTGTACCGTAGTCACGGATAGAAAACCAAGGCTCCAGTGATGTAGGCAGATGCACATCAAACGGGGTGTCTGCCTTACCTGCGGCGGTATGGCTGTCAACTGCATTACAAGACAATTCGCGAATGATAGCACGAATTTTGTTTGCGTACAGGCCACTGGACAGAATGTTAAATGCTTTCGCAGAATTGCGAATACGGAACTCACCAACTTCGCCTACGTTAGACAAAACTGGTGCATTAGCTGGTGCGTCATTAATAATCAATTTCTAGCTCCGTTTTTAGTTTCAATACAAGTATTGTACAGGATTTGTCTTTTCGGGTCAACCGTTTTATGCAGGGGCAAACAACTTGCCCATTTCGTTAAAAACAACACGAAACGCACGGCGCTCGTTGTCAAACAGATCTTCTTGGGATTCTTGCATCTGTTGCAAAGTTTCCAAAAGTCCGGGGAGAGCCCAATCTTTTTGGTATTGCTGGACAACTTGCATGGCTTGTTCGAAGTTCATTTCGTTTCCTTGTTTCTTACTATGCTTCTATTATAGCAAATGGTTCTTTTTGGGTCAACCGAAAAGTGTGGCATTTCTGCCACACAATTCTTACGGCAGAAAGTCCCGTGCAAATGCCTTTAGGCCGTTGGGGTCTGTGTTGGTGTCGCGGTACTCATGCTCTTTAAACACACGATAGCCGTACAAGGCCAGCTTGTTGATAGCCTCGCGGATTTCCATGGCAGTCTTTTCAAAGTCATCCAGGCACTTCTTACATTCTTTGATTGTGCTAGCAGTTACAGTCAAGCCCGAAAAGTGGCGCACTTCATAGTGCTGTTCTTCGGGATCATACCATGTGTCAGAGTCCTCGTCATACCCGTCATCGCTGACCAAATGGTAAGTGCCAATGTTTTTGTAAACTACCATGTCGCCGTGAGTAATCATTTAAGCTCCCTTTTGTGTTAGTATGTATGTATTATAACAAAGATCCCATTTCGGATCAACCGAACGCCTTAATAAGGCCTGCTACGCATACAAAGATACCCACAGCATTAACAACCATCTGTGGCTTATTTGCAACACGTAAGCACCACAGTAAGTAACAAGTACTACCGCAGATTCCGGCTACAATGTTCCAAGGGTACATGTTAAGCGACATAAGGGTATACATCGCCATAAAGCAGACAGTCCCTGTCCACTGCAAAATGTCATTGATTTCTAACTTCATGCTGTATTGTAGCATGAGCGTCTTTTTTGGTCAACCAAAAAATTAGCTGTTTACTGTAGCAAAAGGGCTTAATTCTTCTCCGTCGGCAAAAAGTACTACTTTGTTAGTAACCGCTAACTTAGCTGAATAGTCTTGCTCAATGCTATTCATCCATGCATTAAATTCTTGATCTGCAGGAAACATCTGCTCATACTCGTCGTAATCGATTTCGTCCCAGTTAATGCTCTTTTTCATTTTGCCCATAATGTTATCCATAAAAGTGTTTGTAAGACATGCCAGCCACATAGATGGTTAGCAAGACTGCATTAGAAGTTATCATGCTCATGTGTCGCATTTGGATGCTAACAACTAACCATAACCCTGTTTCCAAGAAGCACATAATGGCGCCAAGTGGGTAGTAGTCCAAAGAAACACAAATGGCTCCGGCTATAGAAATAGTCGTGGCTGTCCATTCGATTATTGCTTCCTTGTCAAACTTCATGCGCTATTATAATATACGCAGATTATTAAGTCAAAAGAAAGCCCACCGAAGTGGGCTATTTTGGTTAAACCAAATTACATCATGCCATGCATGCCATGTGCGGGTTCTTTACCTTCCTCTGGAAGATTGTAAATTGCACAATCGGTTGTTAACAACAAACCAGCAACGGATGCGGCATTAACCAATGCTGTTTTTGTAACCTTAGTTGGGTCAATAACACCTGCGTCTAGCATGTCAACATACTGTTCGCTTGCGGCATTGTAACCAAAGTTACCTGTGCCTTCTGCTACACGGTTTAAAACAACGTCAGCAGAGTCGCCGGCATTGTTTACGATTTGACGCAAAGGTTCTTCCATTGCACGAAGTACAATAGCAATACCAGCGTTTTGATCCGGGTTGGTACCTTGCAATGACAAGATAGATTGTTTAGCACGAACTAACGCAACGCCACCGCCGGGAACAATACCGTCTTGTACAGCGGCCTTAGTGGCGTGCAAAGCATCGTCAATTCGGTCTTTCTTTTCCTTTGCTTCAACTTCAGTTGCGGCACCAACTTTGATAACTGCAACACCGCCTGCTAATTTAGCAACACGTTCTTGTAGCTTTTCTTTATCATAGTCGTTTGTGGCTTCTTCAATTTGGGCACGGATAGCTTTGATACGGGCTTCAATTGCTTCTGGCTGTCCTGCACCATCAATGATAATAGTGTTTTCTTTGCTGATCTCAACACGACCTGCCATGCCAAGATGCTCGCCAGTTACCTTATCAAGTGTTACGCCAAGTTCTTCTGCAACAACTTGCCCACTTGTAAGAACAGCCAAATCTTCTAGCATTGCTTTACGACGATCACCAAAGCCCGGAGCCTTGATAGCGCAAGTCTTAACTACGCCACGCATGTTGTTAACAACTAGAGTGGCGAGTGCTTCACCTTCGACATCTTCTGCAACAATAAGTAACGGCTTTCCAGACTTAGCAACTGCTTCTAATACAGGAATCATGTCCTTGATGTTTGTAATTTTCTTGTCGTACAACAAAACAAACGGATTGTCTAACTCGACTGTTTGCTTGTCTTGGTTTGTAATAAAGTATGGGCTTAGGTAGCCGCGATCGAATTGCATACCTTCTACAACATCAAGTTCGTCTTGTAGGCTCTTACCATCTTCAACAGTAATAACACCGTCTTTGCCTACACGCTTCATAGCGTCTGCAATCATCTTGCCAATGTCAGCATCGCTGTTAGCACTGATAGTACCAACTTGAGCAATTTCATCATCTGTTTCGCAAGGCTTGCTAATTGCTGTTAATGCATCAACTGCCGCACGAGTAGCTTTATCGATACCGCGCTTCAAGTCCATTGGGTTATGGCCTGCGGTAACATACTTCATGCCTTCTTTGATAATAGCTTGTGCAAGAACTGTAGCAGTTGTTGTACCATCGCCTGCATCGCTAGCGGTACGGCTTGCTACTTCTTTAACCATCTGGGCGCCCATGTTCTGGAGCTTGTCCTTGAGCTCGATTTCCTTGGCCACGGACACACCGTCCTTGGTCACGGTGGGGCCACCAAATGCTTTTTCAATTACTACGTTACGCCCTTTGGGACCTAGCGTGACTTTAACTGCGTCAGCTAGAATGTTTACGCCCTCTACCATACGGGCGCGACTAGAATTACCAAAATTAACTTCTTTAGCCATTATATTTCTCCTTATTGAATAATGCCGAGAATGTCGTCTTCTTTCATGACCAACAATTCTTCATCTTCTACTTTTACAGTTTGTCCTGCAAACTTGCCGAAAATAATTCGGTCGTTTTCTTTAACAGATAGCGAGTGTAGTTCCCCGCTGTCATCTCGTTTACCAGGGCCAACTGCGATTACAATTCCTTGATCGGCTTTTTCAGTTGCGGCGTCTGGGATAAAGATGCCACCCTTAGTAACGTTTTCTGCGTCTACGCGGCGGACTACAACCCTATCATGTAGCGGTTTAAGTTTCATCATATACTCCTAATTTAAATTTAAATGATCTGTACATTGTACAGTAAAGAAAGCGGATCTGTCAATACACAATCCGCAGAAATATTTATTTCTTAAAAATATTGTACATTAGTTCTTGGAAAGAAGCATTCGTTGTTTTGGAGAGGCTTAATCTTAATTGTTTCCAAAACGGCTTGCTTACCTAATCCCATTGCTAAACTGAACACAAAGTTTTGGTTAGCAATAATCATATCTGCGCCAGCAACAATACCTGCTAGCTCTAAGAAGTCTTTAACCGGACGGTATGCAATATTAACTCCAGTTGTTTTAACATAATCTTCGTGCTCTGCATACGTGCCCACAAAGATACCATGTTCTTCAAGTTGTCCGTCAATGGCCATTTGCATGTGTTGTGCTGTGCCAAATGGCTCGGGTGTGCGATAACGACTAGTGCGACTAACCACAACAGGTTTAGTTTTAATCGGATCTGCTTCGAGCCACGGAGTATCATAGTCCGTAATTGTAAACGGTATACCAAACGTTTTGTGATATGCTTCTACATAGTTGCCTTCGAATCCGCGAAACAATACGCCACGGAACTTATCTAAGTCTATCATTGGCTCTGGGTCGCCTTGGTGCCATGTGCAAGTATCTGTAATGTAACTTTGACGTTCTAATAGCGGTGCAAGCCATTCAAAATCCTGTGTAGTAAAACGCCCACGATGTTCGGGAGAAACATCTTCCGGCCTATACCCATACTGGGCTACACAATTTTCAATGTTGTTAATCGCAACCATAAAGCGTCCTGGTTGCATTTTCTTTACTACACTTAGGCTATAAATCAAATCACCTAGTGTTCCGCTGTGTCGGTATGTTATCATAGTTGTCTTAAAATTGCATTAGCAATTACTTCGGTATTAAAATTTCCTGCACAAGGATAATTTTGCTTTTCGCAAACAATTTGTCTAACAGGAATCTGCTGGCGCTCGTTACACCCTCTACATTCTTCGTTGGTTACTACACTAGTAGAATTCCAACCCAATTCCCCGTTACGGTAAGGCACAATAATGCCTGGATGTAAATGTGTGTATAAACCAACAATGTGTGTTTTACTAGCGGCAGCACAATGGTACGGGCCAGAATCAATTCCCACAAAACATTTAGCACCATCGCATAAGAATTTTAATTGCTGTGCATTATATTTTCCACGCAAGTCAACAAATAACGGGTGGTCTTCGATCATTAAGTCTGTATCGCCGCCGACGGTGATGATTTTAAAATCTGTGCGTTGTTCAAATAACTTAGTAAACACATCGAACCAAACATCTGGAGTAATGTTCTTAGCGGCCCAGTGCCAATTACGCATATGGACAACAATGTATTCTTCAACTTCGTTAGAATGAAGGTCGTTTAGTACTACTGTGCAATCTTCTTGTGTGGGGAACAGTTCAACCGATTTATCTAATTCAGTTGTTCCCAATGCTCTAAAAAAATAATTATCTACGTAATTTACACTTGGGTTAGTTTCATACGCATCATCTAAGTTAATATAAATGTCATAATTTTCTGTGGATGATGCTAGTCCTGCAATAGGAATAATGTTGCGAACATTCTGGTTATTACGAAATACTTCTAATGCGTCAGTTGCTACATCAATAATGGCGTGTTCACCATAACGCTTTTTAAGCTCACGGACAACACCCGTGACCATAATAACATCACCCAATGATGCTTGTCTGCGTAGTAAAATTTTGGTTGCGTGTTTAGTCTTCAACTCTAATCCCATTCGGTCCTAATAATCCAGCAATGCCTACTTTAGCAACTTCTGTTACCAAGTCTGCAGGCAAGTATTTTAACAACATGTGCTCAATGTCAAAATAACCTCCTTGTGCAAGACGCTCTGCCATTGCTAAAAAGCCTGTATCGTATGCTTCAATAATTTTGTCCGTTACGTTAGCAGGCCATGACCACAAGCGACTCATGTATTGTTCTTCTAGTCCGCCTGTTACCATTGGTGGGAATTGACTTTTTCTGCGTTGCGAAACAACAATACGATCAGTATAGTTATCATAATCAGAATACACAAAGTTCTCTGTTAATTGATATCGCCCAGACATTTTAAAGACGCGGTCAAATTTTTGAATATGTCCACTGCTTGTTAGTGTGTTTAATGCTTTACTAAACACCATAACTTCTGTTGTGTTCTTTACAATGTCCCAGTTATCTGTGCTGTTATAAATCCCAACAACGTCTTCGTCTTTGCTATAATCAAAAATTAATTGAACATGCGGCTTAATTTGATCTAGTTGCTCTGGCGTTGGGCTTACTCCTGTCATTTCTAACAATGCTACTTGAGCGCCGGGTGCATACTTTTTAATAGTTTCAATACTGTCAATTGTTTGCTGTAGTCGCTCTTCTGGTGAGTAAACACCAAAGCGACTGTTGATAGCACTAGTTAATAAGAATAGTGAGTTCATTTACGCAACCAACGTGTGTTTGCTAGCGACCATTGTACCATATCATTGATACGTTCGCTCAGTTTAATTTTAGGTTCCCAACCCAAGCTCTTTAAGTAATCACCAGACATAGCATAACGCAAGTCGTGCCCAGGACGACTACTGTGGAAGTCTACCATTTCGTAGTTTAGTTCCTTGCCTTGTGCTCGAGCAATCATCTGTGCTAGAGTCAAGTTGTCTACTTCTTCTAATCCGCAGATGTTAAACTTAGGACATTTAGCACCGCCAAAGTCTCGCTCTAGTTTACTTGGATCTAAGTTAAGTACAAACATCAATCCATCTGCTACGTCTAATGCGTGTACATAGTGACGTGAACCTGCTTGTGTTTTGTCTGCATTACTGTGAATAGTAACCTTCTCGCCATCACGGGCCTTTTGGATTACCATCGGAATAAACTTCTCTGGGTGCTGACGCTCACCGAATACGTTCATCGTATGTGTAATGTAGATGGGCAAGCTATAAGTGTTTTCAAAAGCAACACACATCTCTTCGCCAGCGGCCTTGGAGGCACTATACGGATTTGTGGCATTGTAGCGATCTCGCTCTGTGTAGTTTACGCCTTCGGGTGCAGGACCAAATACTTCATCTGTTGAGAAGTAAACAAAGCGTTCTAGATTCTTTAGTGTACGTGCATACTGTAGCAGGTTAACCGTACCAACAACGTTATCCATAACGAATTCCATTGGGTACTGGATACTACGGTCAACGTGCGAGCCAGCAGCCAAGTGCAAAACAATATTAATGTCGCCTAGTGCGTCTTGGATCTGTGGATTTAGTTCTGCTTTTAGATCGTGGTATACTACGCGAATACGCTTACGATCTTCTTGTGGGAAGTCTTGCATAATGTCATGCAAGCGATTTAAGTTACCAGAAAAGTCTAAGCGATCAAGGCTTACAATATTCCAGTCTGTGTTTTTAATGATAGTTGCGATTACGTGGTGTGCAATAAAACCCGCACCGCCCGTAACTAATACGTTCTTTGACATAGGGCTCCTAATTGATTTTAACTATTATACGAGTACTCGGGCAATAATGCAAGAGCTGTAGTAGTTGGGTTGTCTAAAATAAAATGTTTGTACTTACCCAAATTGTTGCATAGAGTTTTTGGGAAATAACTATCTAATTCTACAATGTCATACACATCCGAACTTGATTGTTGCCAACTTGTTCGTTTAGCAATACTAGCATCCGGATCAATTTGTGCCAGGAATTCGGGTGTGTTTACTTCTTGGTGTGCAAAGCTCTTAGCTTTATCAAGTAACCAGTTCATATCGCCCATGTAGCCAAAATGCCAGCCACCATGTTCAACAACTTCACAACCGTCGTTGCTCCATTTGTATGGCTTGTCCATAAACTGGAAACGTAATTGACGGAAAGCGTCTGGCTTAATGTCTTCAAAGAAATGCCTGCGTCCTGCCATACCCCAAATAGCATAACGATCCGGATTTAATTTCATGTAGTTGAATTTAAAATTATGTAGCGTCATGCGTAGTGCAAAGATACCTTGTTCGTTGTTACGCATATAGTCTACAGCTTCGGGGCGGATAATTTCATCTAAGTCACTAACCATAATCAAGTCGTTACTGTCTGCATCTTTAATGCCACGATAAATTTGATCTCGTTGGAAGCGGTCATTGACCCATGCATCAGAATGCATGGGCATGTCTTCAACTTTTACATGAATGATCTTATCCAACCATTTAGAATAACGATCTTTGTTTTCTTCAAAGTAAAATGGTTTGGGTCTGCTTGTGTATGTTGTGTTTGATTCTACCAAGACAAAGTGATCTACATGATCGTAAAGTTCATTTAATCTAAGTTCGAGCAAATCAAGTTCATTGTAGAATGGGAAACAGTCGTAGATTTTCATAGCTGTATTTACTGCAAATAAATAGTATACTACAGATTTTCAAGGAACACAATGTACGCCGTTGCAAGTATCAACACCGAAAACTACCAAGACTTAGCAGACTTAACAGACAAACCAAAACAAGAATATTGTGATCGGTATGGTTATCGATACTTTGTTTTGAAAGAAGCCAAATACAGTTCTGTAATGGGCTTTAACAAGATTCATTTCATCCACGAGTTGTTTGACTTATATGCGGACATTGAGTGGTTGCTATTTACAGAGTGCGATGCTACTATTACTAACTTAAACGTTCGCATACAAGACCGTATAGACAACAACTATCATGCTATATTTCCAGTTGATCGTTTGAACATTAATGCAGGAAACTTTTTAATCCGCAATAGCGAAAAAGGACGTGCTTACATTAAAATGATTTTGGATGCAGAGGAACGTTACAAAGATGCTGAGTGGGCAGAGCAACAAGTTATCATTGATTCAATCGATGAGTACAGTGATATTGTAAAAATTGTTCCACAAAAATATATGAACAGTTATGTACAAGCACCATACGACTACTGCGATGTACGTACAGACATTTTAGGAAATAGTGGCGAATGGGAGTCGGGAGATTGGATTGTGCATTGGCCCGGATTGCATAAACCTGTTCGTATGCAACAAGCAACACAAATGCTAAATCAAATAGTAAGATGAAAATTTTTATTACAGGCACAACTGGCTTTTTAGGTAAGAGCCTTAAAGAACATTTTGAAAAAACTCATGAAGTAATTGAGTACACTCGCGGCACAGACATCTTTATGATGTTAGAAGTGTCTAAGCCGGATTTAATTATTAATTGTGCTGGCGAAATTTACGATACAAATAGAATGTATCGAACTAATGTAGATCTAGTAGAAGCGATACTAGAATGGGTTAAACGCAATCCCACTACACGAATGATCCAAATTGGATCTAGTAGCGAATACGGACCTGTTGCAAGACCGACGTGTGAAGTAGATCCTATTAACCCGCAAAACGTTTACGAAGCAACTAAGGGTGCCGCCACATTAATGTGTCAGGGTTACTCGCGCCAGTTCAATTTGGATATTTGTGTTGCCCGTATCTATAGCGGGTACGGTCCATATGAACGTGAACGTAGACTATTTCCTAGACTATACAAAGCATTCTTTCATAATGTGCCAATGAAGTTGTACGACGGTGTGCATGATTTCATTTACATAGATGACTTTGTACGCGGCATTGATATGTTAATTAGAGAACCATGGCCACGTGGGGAAATTGTTAACTTCGGGACTGGCATACAGTATACCAATCACGCTGTATTACAAATGTGGGAAAAGGTCACTGGGCGTACTGCGCCAGTTGAATACATACACGAGTTTATGCAAGCACACGACACAAAGTTTTGGTGTTGTGATACTAGTTATGCTAAAATGCAATACAGATTTGTTGCCGAATACTCATTAGAAGATGGCATCAGATCGATGATAGAAAGATTACAAAATTGAAAATACGACCGATAAATTCTAGTGCAGGCGGACAATGGGAGTTTAACTCAGACGACCCAGCAGTTATAGAATGGTTCTCACAACCCGAAATTACACACACTGATATCATAATTGATCAAATTAACAATGGCATGTACAGCCGATTTGTTAATAAACCCGATATGACTATCATTGACATTGGCGCAAACATTGGATTGTTTAGTATCTTTGCACACACTAATTGCAAAAAGTTAGTAATGGTTGAGCCTTCGCCTTACAACACATACATAAGTAATCAACTGTTTAGTGCTACCAATGCCGCTAATATAGTTGTTGACCAATGTGCATTGTCGGGCGAAAACGGTACTATTAAATTGAATTTGCACTCAAGTCCAACTTGCAATAGCATAGTTTACCAAACAGATTCTGACATTTCAATTGATGTTACTACTAAGACTATTAAGCAACTTCTCGAAGACCATAATTTAGATTATGTAGACTTTATTAAATGCGACATTGAAGGTGCCGAGATGATTGCACTCACAGTCGATACTTTGTCAGAAGTGTCTAATAAGATCAGCAGTTGGATTGTTGAGGCACATAATACATCAGACAATGAATGGCCCGGCAACTTAAAAAACAATCTAGATAGTTTACTAACTATCTTTAGACAAGTAGGATACAATGTAGAAATACTTGGTCACGATCTTTTTTATGCATACAAATAATCATGTCATTACTACCATCAACCACAGAAATGTTAGCACGTAGAGTAATCGATATTACATACGAGCAAAAGTTAAGCCATTTGAGTAGTACATTAAGTGCATTACCAATCATTGAGGAAATTTACAATAAGAAAGAGGACAACGAAGTCTTTATCCTTAGTAACGGACATGCTGGACTAGCATTGTATGTTGTATTGGAACAAAAGTACGGTGTGGATCCGGTTGAGATGTTACATAAGCACGGTATACATCCTAGCAGAGATTTGCCTAACCACTTATACTGTAGTACAGGAAGCCTAGGATCAGGATTACCAATTGCAGTAGGCCATGCATTAGCTAACCCCAATAAGAAAGTCTACTGTATGATTTCCGATGGCGAATGTGCTGAAGGAAGCATATGGGAAAGTCTCAGATTCATACACGATGCTAAAGTTGACAACTTAGAAGTTTATGTTAATATTAACGGACTTGGTGCGTATGATCCGATTAGTGAAGGCCAACTAGTTGCAAGACTAAGTGTTTTCTTGCCTCGCATTAATATGCGTGTCACCAATCCATTAAACTGGCCATTTGCACAAGGCCTGCTTACACATTACTATGTGTTAAAACCAGAAGACTATGAGTACCTAATATCATGAGAAAAGAATTTGCACAACTGTTGCACACAGAAATGAGTACTAACGACCGAGTTCGTGTTATTACAGCGGATTTGGGATTTGGGATTTTGGATCAAGTAAGAACAGATTATAAAAATAAATTTTATAACGTAGGTGCCGCCGAGCATTTGATGCTAGGGGTAGGTGTCGGAATGGCTAACGAAGGATTAATCCCTGTATGCTATTCGATGAGTAGTTTTGTATTATATCGCCCATTTGAAATGTTGCGTAACTATCTTAACCACGAAGGCACACCTGTAAAGCTAGTGGGCAGTGGTAGAGATAAAGATTACGAGCACGATGGCATCAGTCACTGGGCACATGACGATGAGCAAGTATTAGCGTCTTTGCCAAACATTAAAGTTTACAAGCCAACTAGCTTAGAAGAACTCAAAAAAATATGGCCGGAGTTCATCAATAACAAACAACCGGCCTATTTAAATTTAGTACGTAAGATTTAATCTTGGTCTTCAGCAGTAATCTTTTCGCCTAATCGCGATTTGATTACTCTAAGCAATTTGCGCTCTGTATCGTACACATATTCTTTTGTTTCATCTTCGGTATGCACTACCAAAATAAAACCGTTTGCGGCTTTACGAATTTCGAGACTTTCAAACATTATTGATTCCTATTGAGTGGTTGATTACTTATAATAACATATTGTTAATTATATGTCAATCTACTTTGGATACTTGTACGCCCGAACGTTCTAAGAATTGAACTCCGGAATCATCTCTATATGCTTCACCAAAATAAACTCGTTTAATGCCACTTTGGTAAATGAGTTTGGCACAATCTATGCAAGGTGCATGTGTAATAAAGATATCTGCACCTAGCCCAGATTCTGCACTACGGGCAAGTTTAGCAATAGCATTTGATTCAGCATGGAGAACTTCCGGGCGTGTTTTCCACCCCGACCCGAGATCACCATCTTCTATCCACACTTCGCAGTTATTATCCCAACCGGCTGGCATACCATTGTAACCGATTGAAATAATACGATCGTCTTTGACGACAATCGCGCCCACATGCAAACGACGGGCATGGCTTAACTCAGCAAATATCTTTGCTGTCTCCATGTATGCATTAATCAGTTTAGTTTTCATCGTCATTTGAATAAAGGTCCTGCTACCCATCCAACTAAGCTATAGCGTGTGCCTTTAGTCACAGGTGTAACTTCATGCAACATATAGCTAGGGAAAAATATAATTTTACCGCGAGCTTTAGGAGCTTGTTCGGGCTCTACTTTGTTGTACGGGAATTGTAAAATGCCGCCTTCGTGATGGAAGGGGTCTGAGAGTTGTAAGCTAAATGATAACTTACGAGTTGGTGCGCTACGTCCAAGATCCAAGTGCGGCTTATAATGCCCTCGGTTATCTTCGTTGTAGGTTGTAAATTGTAGTGGGAGAATATGTGTTAATTCAAAACGGAAGTGTTCGTAATTAACTTGCCTAATCAAAGGCTCTAACGTAGAGTAAATCCAATCGTACTTAGAATCCTCTGGGGCAAGCCAACTGATCCCGCTTGCACGGTAACTGTTAACATCGCCCACTCCTACTGTTGCATCGTGTACGCCTGCTTCTAACCCTTGTTGAACTATCTTATCTAGTTCAGGTTCTGTAAAGATGTTTTCACGCCACGTCCAACTTGTGTTGTCGTAAAAACCGTTTTGTATAGGCCAAGAATTCATAGTTAGTTGATGGTGCCGCTTCCCGGATTCGAACTGGGGACCTATCGCTTACAAGGCGAGTGCTCTGGCCAACTGAGCTAAAGCGGCAATATGTTATTTAAACACAGAGCAAGCCCTGTGTCAAATATTTTGGTATTCGTAATTGACTGTTTCTGGATTATCTGACAGAACAGTAGCACCGTTCTTAAGATGAAAACGTCTAGCTAACTCTGTTTTAGGACTTAGCGTTACGAAACGTTTTATATTAGGATGGCGAGTCTGGATTTCTTTTACAGTTTTGCGTAAAAGCTCTTGACCTGCTCCTGGTTGATAACTCCATATAGTGTAAAACACGGCTGTCGTTGGTTCCTCTGAGTCTCCGAGCTCGCCTACAGTTTGCGGAACTTTGTCTAGCAAGTTAACGCAAACCATTGCACGTGGCTTGTCTTCTACTAAGGCACTAACGAAACGATTTTTTCCTACACGGAATTCTTTTGGGATTTCTGGACGTACTGGATCGTCTTTAACGTATTCCAACAGTGGGTCCTGTACACTTGTGATTATTGATAGCATGGCAACACCTTTTCATTATAAACGTATTTAACTTTTTTTTAAAAAAATAGTGGTGTTGCCACTAAACTGGTTGCGGGACCAGGAATCGAACCTGGGACTCGAGCTTATGAGACTCGTGTTTTACCGCTTCACTATCCCGCGATAATTTGTCGCACACTACTTGTCCTATTGTACACCGTGTGCTATGGTGATCTTAGACCAACTGTTCTGTTTGCAACAGAGCAACTGTGTCTGCATCAAGTTCGATCTCAGTGCGGACATTCAATTCCAACACCTTGTCGTTGATGCTTTGTTTTTCCTTCTTTAGGCTACGCATTTCTGCTTTGTAACCTTCGACTTGCTCTGGTGTAAGAACACCAGTGTCAACTGTGTCACCGTAGCCGTAAATACGGCTCTTAGCTTCGCTTTCACGAAGTTTCTTTAGCTTGCCTTCAACAACAGACAAGTCTTCAGAGGCTTTGCCCTCTGTTAGGCCCTTTAGGTGGCCTAGACGCTTATCAATGTATGCGGCGTCTGCGAGCAAATCTGCTACGCCAGACTCTGTGTTAGCACGACCAACTTTTGCACGGATCACGTACAAAGCCTTTGTCAGCTTGTTACGGCGTGCATCATTTGCTACAACACCCTCACGAGCGCAAGCCAACTCTTTAGTTGGATCTTGGAACTCGTTCAAGGAAAACGAAGTGTTTACTTCGATGGTTTTTGTGTGGTCCTGGATTGCGTTCTGTAGTGCATTTGCTTTGCGAAGTGTTAGTTTCATTTCGATTTCCTTTCTGTTCGAATTATAGCAGTGAGCGTATGGCAAGTCAATTGCCGGACAATGTGCAAGATACATTGGTTTGCTATTCATCATAGCACCAAAGCAACATACAAGAGACAGAGGATACCAATATTTCCGAGTGTCAACAAACATCGACTATAACAGCCAGTATAGGCTCGGATCACTGGATCGCGATTGTTAATGCAGTATTCCATTTCAAGTGGATTACTACGGTGCAATCTCTCATCTCCATACACATCACAGTCCAGTTTTGAGAAAACTGGCAAAACAAAATAAGTGCCTAGCCACACACACCACATGTGCCCTAGACTGAGCTGTGCTACTCTGTCTACGTATTTTTTTCTTTTGGGAAAAGGTTAGCGTTCCTCACCTTAGGTAGTTTCCACGCTCCCCGAACAGGGAATGGGGGCCAAGTCCTAACGTGCCCGGACGTTTCTATGGTGATGTCCTCCACCCTAATCAATAACGGTTGATTAGACCCGGGTGTTTTGGTCGGAGTACAAGGATTCGAACCTTGGACCCTCTGGTCCCAAACCAGATGCGCTACCAGACTGCGCTACACTCCGAATTAACTTGGTACGAGTGGCCGGAATCGAACCGGCACGCCTTGCGGCGAGAGATTTTAAGTCTCTTGTGTCTACCTATTTCACCACACTCGCATTATTTCTTACTTGATCTATTGTACTAAAATTTTCTTTCAGTGTCAACATTTATTTGGCGGAATGACTGAGACTCGAACTCAGAAACCTGCTTTCGCAAGTCGACGGATTAGCAATCCGCTCCAATACCATTATGGGACCATTCCAAATTTTGGTGGAGATAGTCAGGATCGAACTGACGACCTTTAGCTTGCAAAGCTACTGCTCTCCCAGCTGAGCTATACCCCCAATACATCTATTATAGCAAAACTGCCTATCCATGTCAAGCGGTTTTGTATAACTTTTCAATTTTTTCTTCGTAACTTTCTGGTATTAACATGTTACGATCTAGCTTAATAGAATGACGTAAACTTTCGTATGCATATTGCTGGGCTCGGGCCCTTTGCACAGGTTTTACGGCATTATCAAGTATAACTTCCACACAAAAGTCGTGATGTATAACTGCATCCGGATGCGGATCTTCATGCACATAGTTCAAGAACTCTTGTGTTATTTGTTTCTTTATCTTGTATTCCCACATACCCGAATAGGCTGTAGGATCTAAAGGATCAACTGGGCTAAAGTAAAACTTATCCCATTTAATTGCTGACAGCAAATTCTTCATTGGATACAAACGCATTATAGCATCTGCTGTAGCCAAATCGTGTTTGCTTAGTTTAGACTTGTCTGCCCAAATACTTTTCCAACTTGGTTCAAATTTAGGGCGCACATCATACCAAGGGTTTTGCCAAAATACCATACGGTATTTGCACCCAATCGCGTCTAGCAAATTCTGCATTTGATATATGATGTTAAAGTTATCAACAATCATGTGTGTTAGGCTAACATCATGTTCTGGATGCAGTCTATAAAGGCCGCACCATGGGTCAGGACCATGCTCTAAATGTTCGTTGTTGTTAGGGAAAAATCCACGACAGTCGTTCTTTTCGATCCAGTCGTTGTCGTACCATGCACATACACGATTATTACCAGTAAGCATAATATAAACTGTGTCAGACGGTTTAATTGTTGTACGCTTACTCATTAGTTCCCAATAGATAGTTTCGTTTGCAATACCGGGCCAGCCCAAGTTAACGACTGGCTCATCCGAATACTCTGCAAGCCAATCGCTCCAAGTGTGCCAAAACCATTTTGTAAAGCTACAACCGAGCGTATATATCATTGGAAATAAAGATGGTGCCCCCAGCGAGACTCGAACTCGCACGCCTCTCGGCACTGGCTTCTAAGACCAGCGTGTCTGCCATTCCACCACAAGGGCATATTGTTACTTATGAATTAATAAAGTTGGGCACTTAAAATCTGTGTTACAACTGTAAACCAACTGCTTCGGTAACGTCTTACCTGTCTGCAACTAATTAAGTTATCTTCCCTGGCAAGTCAGGGTAAAATAATTAGACTCTGTTGGATTATCAAAGGTTTCAGAAATTCTAAAATATCGGTGCCGCTTCGGGAATACCCGATACTAAGATTCTAGAGCGACTCAACTTGCGATTCCTTACTACCCCCTCTTACTAGTAACAGATAGCTGTCAACTAGTGCCCAACTTTATTAACTCTACACATATTATATCCAACAATACAATATGTGTCAATAGGACACCCCGTCTTTTGGTGGAACTGGGGCGAGGGTTCCTATCCTCTACATTGCTGTAGGACCATTGCCATTTCGAAAGCCAACTGTGCCACCTTGCTCTTGAATTGCCTTAATAGCATCTTCAAATAAGATAGGGGCAAAATCTATGCACTCTACACTAACGTTAAAGTAACGTGGATCAATTACACCATTGTCCATTACACGGTTAGCATGTAAGTGTCCATGAATGTTGCATCCAAATCGCTCTAAGCTATCCCTGTGTACAGGAACGTGACTTAAAATCATCCCGTTCATGACATGGTATCCGCGGATATCACGGAAACGTGGGTAGTAATCTTCTAACTTGAAGATGTCGTGGTTACCTTTGATTAATACCTTGTCGCCATTTAAGCGATCCAAGATATGTAAGTAACGACGATTAATTACTACGTCACCTAAGTGATAGACTTTGTCTTCTGGCCTAACACGATCATTCCAGTTCTTGATCATTGCTTCGTCCATTTCCTCTGCACCACTAAACGGACGTAATGGAGAACCATCAGCACGTTTAAAAACGGTGCAACACTTTTCATGTCCAAAGTGTGTGTCACTAATTAAAAACACGCTTGGCATACTATGCTCCTTATTTTTTCATTGCTTCCATCATTGCAAACAACTCTGCCCATTGCTTATTGGGAATAGCACCTTCGTCTAAACCTTGCAATGCAATAAACGTTTGATCTGCACCTTCGGGAATCTTAAAGTAGATATTTGCGTAAGTACAATCAAATGAGTCATCTTCATTGTGACTGTACCACGGATGTTCTGACATTTCATCAAAGACATCTTCGTAGTCTTCTCGGTTGCCCCCACCATTACGTGTATGGACAACAATGTAACCATCTTCCATGTAGACGTTACGAAAGCGGCCGAAATCCGCTTGAGTCTTACCAAGGATTTCGAGTAGCTTACCACTATCGGGATTCATCCCAAAAATCATATTATACATTGACATAATTTTCTCCTTGATAAATTACCCGGGTAGGGCTGTGCGGAAGGTTCGCTAACATCAACTAAACCCTTCAATTACCTACCCGGGAACGTATTACACATACCAAATTTCTTTAAAGCCTTCTTCTTCGGTTGGCATTTCAAAGTCATTGATCATTGATTCCATTACACTATCGGGGATTTCTTTTCCCGGACGGCTAGCCAATCTCTTGGCTAGCTCATCTTTCTCAGGAGTAGGAAATACCACAGCAATAGCATAGTAGTCAGGCAACATGTTAAACTTGCGTTTGCGGCTTGCAAGTGTAGTACTAGTCTGATCCCAGATAATATCTAACTTGTTTGCTTGGCAAATTAACGCTTGGTTAGCCATTAACCTAACTGCAATAGGCATGTATTCTTCAAACACTTCAGAATAAGTTTTACCTTGCTCTTTAGCGTATGCTTCTACAAACCTATCAGTTGATACTACAGGAATGTCCTTAGCCCAGTCTTGATTTTGAACCCAAGTACTTTTTCCCGAGCCAGGGACTCCAACTAATACATATAGCTTGTTCAATCTACACTCCTAAATGTACGCCAGTCATCAATGTTAGGCTTTTCGTCTTCGTCGTAAGTCCAACCCAATGCTTTCATCATACGATGCTTAACAAGCAGGTTAGGACTGCGGAAACGACCAGTGTCGTCAAATCCCATCATAACACCAACTTCGCAAACTGCACCGCTACGACAAATACCTGCAAAGCAATGAACAACAACGTTCATGTGATTGTCTTTTGCATGTTGCAACAAACGAACCAACTCGTTAGCTTGTTCTTGACTGCAACGCATTTCTTCGTCGAGAACCACATCGTTCTTTTCTACGTCAAGAAACTCAAAGTGATGAATTTCTTTGAACTGATGTGCAGGAGTAGGACGCCAGCTTGCCGGATCAGTAATCTGAATCAGCATAGCATTAGGTCCCGCATCGTGATGAAACCGCTTAGGAATATCGTCAGCGGCACAGTTTTCAATCCATGGCATTTTAATACTCCTGGTTAAGTGGAGCGGGAGGCGAGATTCGAACTCGTCTATTTCAGTTTGGAAGACTGACGTGTAACCGTAAACACTTCACCCGCATTGTCTGGCGCACCCCGAGGGATTCGAACCCCCAACATGCGGTTTTGGAGACCGCCGTTCTGCCAGTTGGAACTAGAGATGCATTAAATTAAAACAAAAAATTGTCTTTGTAAATATAGTTATGATTACTGTACATCCGCATACAATATATGCAAATCAAGAACTAACATGGTTGCCCTCGGACTCCGAAAGCCTTTACAAAGAAAATCTTAGTAGACAGTTGCACTTACTAGAAGAACATAACTGGTTAAACACTACATTTACCTATAAGTTTAACACAAACGGCTTTCGCTGTCAAGAGTTTAATTCTAGTCCTTGTATGCTTGCATTAGGATGTAGTTTAACATTTGGACTAGGATTGCCTGTTGAACACACTTGGCCAACTCTTCTTGCAAATCAACTTGGACTCACTTGCTACAATTTGGGTATACCCGGTGCATCAAACGATACTGCATTTAGACTAGCATCGCATTGGATACCAAAGTTAAAACCTAAGGTAGTTGTACTGTATAGTCCTGCGCCTGATCGTTTAGAACTTGTAACTGATGTAAAATCTTACACCTACTTACCAGGCAAGCCAACTATCAATCCAGGATCTGAATTTTATAAGATGTGGATTACAAATTCCGCAAATGGCGAACTAAACCAAGCAAAGAACATAGGAGCCATTGCTAGCTTATGTACTGCCCAGTCTATTAAGTTTGTTTACGTATACGGCAATGAGCTTAACAAAGTCGATTTAGCTAGAGATTTGCAACACCCAGGTCGCAACACTAACGCAAATTATGCCGACTTACTGTTATCTAAAATTGGTGCGCGGTGACGGGCTCGAACCGCCGACAGCCTGCGTGTAAGGCAGGAACTCTACCAACTGAGTTAACCGCGCAAAATTTGGAGCGGGCAAAGAGACTCGAACTCTCGACATCTTCCTTGGCAAGGAAGTGCTCTACCAACTGAGCTATACCCGCATACATTATTTAACACATAAAAATGTGACAAATCCCAAGTCTGCATGTATTATATCTACTGTGCTGAAATTTGTCAACCTCAGATTACGCAAATACCAGTCAACTGGCTTAATATGCATAACCGTTTTTAATTGCTCTTCCTTTTGATCTACATAACTTGCACTCAACCCGTTGTTTAGTTTAAATGCACGATACTGATCCTTAACTGTAACTGATTGTAATGTTTTTTCAGTTAAAACGAAGAAGCCACCGAAGTCTAATGAGTTGTAAATGTCTTTAATATATGATATTTTGTCTTCTATAAAATGCAATGTCCAATTGGCCATTACCATCCTATAGTGGCCTGTAGGTAGGGTGTTACCAAATACTACCCGGTCAGGCATATAACTTTTATTAATCATCGGCTGGCTAGATTCTACTCCCAATACGTTTGTAAAACCTGCTTCGTTGAATTGTTGCATAGTATATCCGATTGCACTACCCACATCTATAATCGGGGCGTCTTTTGGGACATACACTTTTGCAAGTTCAACGCACTTACTAATAACAGTTTTATATGAAGGAATATTTGTTAACGCTTCTTGTTCAAAGCGATTAGCAACTTCTTCGTTAAACTGCCATTGGTTAGTGTTCTTTTGTAAATCGTTAATTGATAACAATTTACTTTGTATAGTTTCTTTATGAAAGTTTACCCTTGAATAGCGAACAATAATCCTTCTAGGACCTTTGCCGTCTATCATAGTATCTATTGTATTGTACACATCATCCGAATGCAAAATCTTTTCGGGTTTAAATGTGCCAGTGTTTAAAAAAGAGCATGTTTCAAAAATCATGTCCATTGCTTTGATTGTTATCTTTGAGCCAATGGATATTATTGAATCAGACGCTGTTGCATCAATTGGGTTATTCATTGGCTCAATCGGCGATACTGCAATCAGTCCGTATGTGTCATGCACAATAGGCCAATTGTTTGTATCTATTACAACATGATTTTTTGTTACCTTGCTTATTTTTTTAAGCAAGGATGCACAATCAATAAATCCAGGTAATATGCCAGCGGCAATTACATAATCCCAACGTTTTCCTTCTGCAATGGCAATATCAAGAAACTCTTCAATGTCTTGATGCACAATGTTAAATTGTTCTTTTTGCCAATACTTCGAAAGTATTTGTTTGCTAGTGTTAGTATAATACTCGCTAACCTCAACGCCAGTGTAACTACGACATCCTGCAGATAATGCAAAATGCCCCATTGCACCAAGAGCGCACCCTAAGTCAAGAACGTGACATGAATCTACCATGTCAGGGGGAACAATAGCCGCTGTGCGTTTGTATAAACTTTCTGCGGTTACTGTTTGTCTCGAGCGTCGACTTCTAGGATCCAAATTAATGAATTCTAGATGCTCTTCGAAAATATTTGGTATGCGTTGAAACATCAAATATTTATTGTGTGGAGGCCGGTGTAGGAGTTAAACCTACCTAAACTCGGTTTGCAATCGAGTGCATCTGTCGCTCTGCCAACCGGCCATAATTATTATATGGAAACACACTAGCCGCATTCCTTGGGAATCTCTATTTAAAGGGACCGACCCTCACTAATGTGTTTTCATATAAGTGGTGGACTGAGATTACATCCTACCCATAAGCACCTCAAGCATTATAATTCACCTTGCGAGCAAACCTTCTCTTGACATCCACGTAAACCCTTGCGGTATCTACGTCTGCTTACAGTATCGCCGTTTTGAAAGACAGGCAGTAGTCTTGTCGTTATATGCTATTCTGCGGATTCCATTCCGTTAGCCTTGCGAGCTATTCAGTGTCGCTAAACACTTACGAACCCCCCTCCACAAACTAATGTCACCTTGCGAGCTTCATTAGTCTCAGTTAGCTTGCGCCCTGAGAGTTAGATACTTTTCACACATAACCGAGTCAGTCTTTGCGTTTTTGTTCGATAGTTGGAGTTGAACCAACAGTCAAATGCTTAAAAGGCATTCGCATTACCATTATGCTATATCAACCTACTGCGATGTGCTGACTCTGTTGCTACACAATCTTTTGGACTGCATAATACAACACACCACGTACCTTTTGTCTTGCGGACTACTCAGTCGTCTTTTGCGATATGTGTCGGGTCTCGGCTTTCGCGTACCTCCACTTACCACTCAAACTGCATACGAGCCCTTGGGTGCAACCCCTCGGACAAATACGCTACCCTTTCTCATACCAAATAACTGAATTGGTTTCGTAGTGAAGTCAGCACCACCTGTTACTTTCCAACGACTCAAGTTCCCCTTGCGGGCTTGTAAGCCATCGTTCTTTCCACTACATTCAGCGTCTCTGTTACAACCACCGGTCTTATCAGTGATCGCCCCCTCGCGAGGGTGAGCAGGCTTGCTTATATGAACCATTACTGGCGGAGTTGCGTAGGCTTACCTCCTTTGGGTGTGTCACCACACTTATTCTTCGTACAGCTGGGCGAACCATACTGCACAGGACAATAAACTGCCCTTAAATCCTTATACAACTGCACACCATGGACCACGCTATAGGGGCATCGGTCATCCTCCCCGAGCTAATTGATGTGCATGTGTATAAGGACTAATGCTCTCACGAGCATCCTTATACGTAAATTTTTAAAGAACGTTTGTTAATTTCTTAACATGTATCTATTGTAGCAACAAAATCTTTATTTGTCAACTAGTTTAGAAACATTTATTAGTTAAGTGGATCACAATCTGACTTCACAGATAGTAAGGCGAACCTCCCTAGTGTGTCGTGTTCCTAGAACTGGTTTCTTCTTAACTAACAATATATCTATTGTATGCGATGTGTCTTTATTCGTCAACCGCAAAATGTAATACTAAGTTAGTAAGTTACGAATTGTTTCAACAATTTGTTGGACTGCAAATGGATCCATGTGCAATCTTGATGCAATTTCGTCTACGCTTAGTGAGCGCGAAAGTAACTCGCGTACCTGCATTACTATATCATGTTTGTTCATACACATCCTAGGACTATGTATAACTAATAACGCCTTACTTTAAGTTACGTTTACACAAAATGGAGGAGGGATGGTAGAATCGAACTCCAACCGCTTCCGCAGTCCATCGGTTTTCAAGACCGTGCTGGGCCCAGCCCAGATAACCCTCCATAAATACTGTATGTCCACCCGCGCCTACGTCGAAATAATCGAAGAGCTTCTAGCTGAAAAACGTGCAGAAGCAGGATTCGAAAATGAAAGCTCAAGAATGCAAATCATTTACGATCGCGGATATCTAATTGGACTTCTGGCAATGTTAGCGCATTATGACAATTACAATGCACATCATATCACTTCCAGAATGAAAAGATTTAAAAACAAAAAATAATTGGTACCCAGGGCGGGACTCGAACCCGCAAAACCTACGACCTCAACGTAGTGCGTATGCCAATTCCGCCACCTGGGCATGGTACCCCTTCTCAGATTCGAACTGAGAGAACTGCTCCTTTTGAGAGAGCCGACTTTACCAATTTGTCCAAAGGGGCATAGTATGGTGGAGGACTGTCCGGGCTCATGATTACCCGTAAGGCTAGCACCGTCCCCCATATTAAAACACACTACGGATTCGAACCGCCGTTGCTAGCATAGCCTCCCAGGGCATTGATACATTGTTACCTACATTGGGAGCGACCCATTCAGTAACGTTATACTAGTGTGTTTTAATATGGTAGTTCCTACAAGGTTTGAACTTGTGACCTTTACGATGTCAACGTACTGCTCTACCACTGAGCTAAGGAACTATAAATAATTGTGTGAAGACATACGAAAATCTTACACCCAACGGATTACGGTTTCGCCTATCATTAAGCGATGATGGGGTGTGTTGTATTATTGTCCATGACCTTTATAACTGCGAAACAATCGTGCGTTATTACACAAGCATAAACAAAGCTCTACGCTTTATCAACAACCTTTAAATGGTGCCTCTGGCAGGACTCGAACCTGCACACTCAGGCTTATCTGGCCTGTGCTTTGGTGAGGTATAAGCTCACGTCTTTACCATTAA